CATATTCTTTTGAAGTAGTAATTGGATCTGACTCTGACGGTAATCCCATTTACAAAACTTTTGTGATTGAAGCACCAAATTTATCACAGGCACGACACATTTTATCTGACCAAGTATCAAAAGAAAAACTTTAGAATACCACCTTAGGACCGCTAAGGCACGGTAGGCGGCTGCTGCCAGCAATTTTGTGCTACCCATAATTGCAAAGTGAGCAACTTTACCTTGTAAAGATATACAAAAACAATTATAATGATTTTTACACGGTTCATCGACGATGAAGTATGGTACCATGTATGTAACGATTATGGTGATTGTTTGATTCATACCAGAAGTAGTCAACTTGCGCATTATGTCCATAAATCTTGTAAAGGCATACCTCGAGGACTTTATTTGACCATTGGTGGAGATCCTAGAACAAACAATGAACGACCCATGTGGCAATTTAGGAGAATAACTTAATGTTAAGCCGTAACGAATGGGATCCTTTGAAAAAAGTCATAGTGGGCACAGCTACCAATGCTCAAATACCAAAAATGGATCGCAGTCTGCGCATAATAAACTATGCAGATAGGTCAAATATATCTGACGTGCGAAGTGGTCCATATCCAGAGAAAGTAATTGATGAAGCTAACGAAGATTTAGAAAAACTTTGCGAAACTTTAATCAGTCTTGATATTGAGGTAGTACGTCCAGATCCTAACCATCTTCCTAATTATTACAATTATTGCCCAAGAGACACAGTATTGATTCATGATCAAACTATAATTGCGGCGCCAATGCCGTTGGAAAGTCGAGCAGGCGAATGGATTAGTATACACGAACACTTATCAGGTTATAACATACCAATTCAGGATATAACCTTAGATAGAATTCCTGATCTGTATAATAGCAATGCAATTGGCAATAAACAAGTGTTAGCTTTACACGAAACAGTACCAGCATTTGATGCAGCCAACATCCTAAGATGCAATGATAACTTATTTTATTTGGTTAGTAATACCGGTAACGCACACGGTTACAAACATTTACAATCACTAGTAGGTGACAATGTCAAAGTTTGGCCAGTGAAAAACGTCTATGCCTATGCTCACATTGACTCAACTATTGCTCTATTAAGAGAAGGTCTTATGTTGTTAAACCCTTCAAGAATTCGTAGCATAGAACAATTACCAAAACCTTTACAGAATTGGGACGTTATATGGAGTCCAGAACCGGTTGACCTAGGATACCATCCTGGTTATGCCATGGCCAGTATTTGGGTTTGGACAGTCAACTTACTGTCTATAAATCCTAATCTTGTAATAATAGAAGAACATCAAACCGAATTGGCTCGCCAATTATCCAAACACAAAATTGATTCAATCATGTTACCAGGTCGTCAACAAAGAACTCTAAGTGGTGGATTTCATTGCGTAACTCTAGATTTAGAACGCGATCATCATTGACTTCTTAAAACACTCAACGTATAATCGCATTTTTTGGAGGACTTATGGATCAAAGAAATTTTTCAGCAGAGCAAAAAGCCAAACTTACACAATTGGTTAATGAAGGCATGCAAATTATGATGGAAGTTGAAACACTAAATGGTGGACTCAGCGACACTATCAAGGCCATTGCAGAAGAATTGGAAATTAAACCTGCAGTTCTTAAACGAGCTATCAAAATTGCACATAAGGCTGAATTTGGCAAGGCGCAGCAAGATCATGAACTGTTAGAAACTATTCTAACTACAGTAGGTAAGACTCTTTGAATGACCTAGTGTATGGAATTTTTAGTTGGATTAGGTCTGACTACAGTTCAAACCGTTATCGTTTTATTGTTGAGTTACTGGCTTGGGCTATTTCTATCGGTTGCAGTATCACTATGGCTCTTACTGTGCCTAGCCCGCCTCTTCGAGTTCTCTACCCAATTTGGATTCTTGGGTGTGCTATGTATGCTTGGGCTGCTTGGACTCGCAGGAGCTTTGGCATGCTCGCAAACTACCTGCTTCTAGTAACAATAGACTCAGTCGGTTTAATAAGATTACTCTAAGATGGTATTCAATCAACGTGAAATTGACAGCTTTGATCAAAGGCACTGGCGTCGCGAAACATCTAATATTTCATTACTCTTAAATCGTTTTTGTGAAAAAAACAAGATTTCTTTTTTAAATAAAACTATCAGTTCTATCAAACTCTGCAAACATGATCGTATTGTAATTCTTTGGTTGTTTGATCGAGTGCCGTCAATGTCTGCCTGGAGTGAAGTCAATTTCCTATGCCAGGAGATAGGAAAACAATGTTATGTAATCACTGACAATATCATTAGTTTTGAAAATTTACCATTTGTAAAGTTTTACAGTTATCCAGAACTCTTAGGTGTAACTGCCTGCTATGACAATATAAATTTTGTTTCAATAACTCCAACAAAATTATATAACTGTTTTATGCAACGTGTTGATTCGGTACGTCAATCTTGGTTTTATTGGCTGTATCATTTTAACCTTATTGACAAGGGCTATGTAAGCTTGTTAATGAAACAGTTAGTGACATACAGTCCGCTAGTTGGTAAAGATCTTTACGATTATATTCACTATAATTATCAACTTGATAAACTGCCACATTTTGATAAGGCATACAAGCAAACTCGTGATTTGATCCCATTTAGAAACTTTGATGAACAAGAAAATCTTCTACCACTAATTCAAGACTCTAAATATTCTTTAATCTTAGAAACTTACTCTACCGACGATGATATAAATTGTTGGTGTTTTACTGAAAAAACTCTTAGAGCTTTACAGTTTCCTACAATTCCTTTAATTTTTGCACAAAAAAATAGTGTTCAAAAGCTAAAAGATTTAGGGTTTGAGGTGGGACAACATCATGATGCGTTAGACAATCAAGATTGGATTTCAAGACAGCTCGCGTTAATTGATTTGTTAGTCAAAGATTTACTTGAATATGACTGGAATACCGTGTATAATTCTAGCAAACATAATCAAAGTTTATTGCTTGATTGGAAACAACGATATCAGCAACCCAAGTTTTTTGAAAGTTTTTTTGAAAAGGTTCTTACAAATTGAGTTATATTGATGCACTTTTTGATCGAGATCACGACAGAATATATGTTGTTGAGCGCCTTAATGGTGAACGACACTACAAAGAGTATCCGGCAAATTACGTTTTTTATTATGACGATCCTCGAGGAAAATTTTTATCTATATTTGACACACCAGTAGCAAGATTTTCAACAAGAAGTAATAAAGAATTTCGCAAAGAACTGCGAATACAAAACGGCAAAAGATTCTATGAATCTGACATAAATCCTGTGTTCCGATGTTTAGAAGAACACTACAAAGGACAAGATGCGCCCAAGTTACATGCAGCTTTTTTTGATATTGAAGTAGACTTTGATCCAGTTAAAGGTTACAGTAGACCTGAAGACCCGTTTAATGCTGTTACTGCAATTTCTGTATATTTGAGCTGGCTTGATCAACTAGTCACACTCACAGTTCCTCCACGTAGTCTTAGTATTGAATCTGCACAAGATTTGGTTAAAGACTTCCCAAATACGTTTGTGTTTGAAACCGAAGCAGAAATGCTGTCAATGTTTTTAGATCTCATTGATGACGCCGATGTGTTAAGTGGTTGGAACTCAGAAGGCTATGATATTCCATATACTGTTAACCGTATAATAAGAACACTCAGTAAAGATGACACAAGAAAGTTCTGTCTTTGGGGACAATTTCCCAAGCAAAGAACATTTGAAAGATTCGGTGCCGAGGCTATCACTTTTGATCTAGTAGGCCGAGTGCATATGGATTACATGCAACTATACAGAAAGTACACATATGAAGAACGCCACAGCTACAGTCTTGACGCCATACTTGAATATGAAGAACTTGAAGGTAAAACCAAATATGAAGGTACGCTGGACCAACTCTACAATCAAGACTTCAAAAAGTTCATTGAGTATAACCGACAAGATGTTAATGGATTGGCCGCGCTCGACAAAAAACTCAAGTTCTTGGATCTAGCCAATACACTGGCACATGAAAATACAGTATTGCTGCCTACCACAATGGGCGCAGTGGCGGTAACCGAACAAGCTATTATTAATGAAGCCCACGAACGTGGTTTAGTTGTACCTAATAGAAGAGAAAGGTTATCAGATGAAGACACACAAGCGGCAGGTGCCTATGTTGCTTATCCCAAAAAAGGATTACATGACTGGATTGGTTCGATTGACATCAACAGTCTCTACCCGTCAGCGATCCGCGCTCTTAACATGGCCCCGGAAACCATTATTGGGCAACTCCGACCACACATGACTGATAGACATATTCGAGATAGAATGGCCTCGGGTATGAGTTTTGCTGCTGCATGGGAAGGCTTATTTGGAACTCTTGAATATACTGCCGTAATGGAACAGCAGCGAGGCACTGAAATTACCATTGATTGGGAAGATGGTGATGAGAGTGTTTATAGTGCAGCCGAAGTATGGAAAATGATTTTTGACTCTAGAAATCCATGGGTACTGTCGGCGAACGGCACTATTTTTAGCTATGAACGTGAAGGCGTTGTGCCAGGTCTTCTAAAACGCTGGTATGCTGAACGTAAAGAAATGCAAAAGAAAGCAACTGAATTTGAGGGAAAAGATAATGCACAATATGAATACTGGGACAAACGCCAACTCGTCAAGAAGATTAATCTTAATAGCCTGTATGGCGCTATTCTTAACCCCGGTTGTAGGTTTTTTGATAAGCGCATTGGTCAGTCTACTACTCTTACTGGACGGGCGGTCGCAAAGCATATGGACGCCTACGTCAACGAATGCCTCACAGGCAACTACGACCACGTTGGAGAAACCATAATTTATGGTGACACAGACTCGTGTTATTTCTCGGCCTGGCCTGTTTTACATAAAGAGGTCGCTGAAGGTCGCATGGAATGGAGTAAAGAGACCTGTATTGCGCTGTATAATTCGATTGCTGACCAAGTAAACGAGTCCTTTCCGGCATTTATGGAACAGGCATTTCATGTGCCAAGAGACATGGGCACTGTCATACGTGGTGGTAGAGAATTAGTTGCTTCTAAAGGACTGTTTATCACTAAAAAACGATACGCAGTACTTTACTTTGATAAAGAAAATAAGCGCACAGACGTAAAAGGCAAGCCAGGTAAAGTTAAGGCCATGGGCTTAGATCTTAAAAGATCTGACACTCCAAAGGTAATTCAAGAGTTTTTAAGTGATGTATTAAACGATGTACTCAATGGTGCAAGCCGAGATCACATTGTGGAAAAAATTAAAGCTTTTAAATATGAATTTAAAGAACGGCCGGCATGGGAAAAAGGTTCACCTAAACGGGTAAACAATTTAACTAAGTTTGCCAAAGAAGAAGAACGACAAGGCAAAGCAAATATGCCCGGGCACGTACGAGCAAGTATGAACTGGAACACTATGCGAAAAATGAATAGTGACAACTATTCTCAACAAATAGTTGATGGTGCTAAGGTAATTGTTTGTAAACTCAAGAATAATGCATTAGGCTGGACATCTATTGCCTATCCCACAGACGAACTACATTTGCCCACTTGGTTTAAGGAGCTGCCTTTTGATGACGGAGAAATGGAAGCAACTGTAATTGATTCTAAAGTTGAAAACTTACTAGGTGTTCTTAATTGGCAACTTGAAGCAGCCACTGATACTACAAATACTTTTCAAGCTATGTTTTCATTTGAATAATTATGTTACAAATTGCATTACACGCTCGTTACTTTATTAATCAAGTAAAACAATCATCTAAGTATCAAGAAGAATTTAAAAATTATTTTAACGCGATTGATCAACTGATTAAAAACACTCCTATACGGGATCAATGGGAGGAACCACTTAATCATTCATCTGGGCATGTGGAATCTGCCTTTGCTCAATTTGAATCATCAATGAGTAACTTATTAAAAGATCTTGATAGTTACATTAATTCTAAGTTTGATCAATACAACGAAGATAGTCTTGAGTTATATGAATCAATGCGTCATGATTTAGTTCATCCTAATTTTAAATTTGATCAACCAACTGTTTTTGATTATCCTGACAAAATACTCAAACGGAAGATGCCCTTAACTGATGAACAACGTCAATCCGTTGTTGAACGCATTGTGTACCATTCAACCTGGGAATACCCTGGTTTGATGATACGACCCGGTTTAGAAAATTTTATAGAACACATGGTTCCCTCTGATCCATTGTACCTAGCAGATCATATTACTGGATTACTAGAACCGGCACTTAAACCTTTTCCGCAACAGTATCAACGTAGAGTTAGACTGTACAATATCAGTGATGATGCATCGGATATCTTTGTCCAATTACCCAAGAAACAATTTTCTCTAGTGGTGGTTTGGTATTTTTTTGAATTTAAACCTTTACACATTATAGAAAAATATCTAACTCAAATTTTTGATTTGCTACGTCCAGGAGGGGTAGTAGCGTTTACTCTAAATGATTGCGATTATTCGCACAATGTAGGCTTGGCTGATCACAAATTTTGCTGTTTTACTCCAGGTTCTCGAGTGCTAAATTTTGCAAAACAAATTGGATACAATGTATTCTACGAATACCATACTCTTAGTGAACTGCATTGGTTTGAACTTAAAAAACCTGGTGAGTTAACCACGCTGCGTGGTGGGCAGAGTTTAGCCAAAATTATACCTTTATAGTAGCAAAATCTAAATAAAACTGTTACACTTAAACATTAATGGAGAATATTATGCGTGATCATTTACTTGATCTAGTTCAACATACGTTTGAATTAGGTTGTATTGAAGTTGTAAAGATTGTTGG